CCTAGCGGTACTTCCCCCAATAATTAATTAGGAGAAAAACTATGAGTTTTAATTACGGATTAAGACCTACTACACATCAAAGCTTATCAGCTTCAGGTTCATCTGTAGCATCTGCTGCATTTGGTACTCAAACTGAATATGTAAGAATAGCAACACCTGCTGACATTCATATTTTATTTGGAACTGCACCTACAGCTTCAGCTACTGCTGGATCTGCAAGTATATTTGTACCTGCTGACCAACCTGAAATTTTTAAAGTTTCACCTGGTGAAAAAGTTGCTGTGATAGGTACTGCTGAAGTTTCTGTTACTGAAATGTCTGGCTAATATGGCTAAACAAAAGTTCACTCATTTTGTTCCAAGAGCTAAACCACCTAAAAGACCTGGTAAGCATAAAAAATCTCAGAACAAATCAGAGAAAAGACAAAAAAGACAAACAAGATATAAAGGTCAAGGCAGATGAAAAAAGATATAATTTTAGACGGATTGCAAAAAACAACTTACATGAAAGATGACATGGAAGGTAAAATTGCAGTTAAAGAAGAAGTTAATATTGATTCACACCTAAAACACAATAAAGAATTATTAAATTTGAATGATGGCTATTCTAAATCAAGAGATTTGAAAAGAGTAGCCAGTATTCCAACTATTGCTTTAAGTGTGTGGGCAAATGAGTATAATGGTGATAGTAATTGGTTTGCACTTCCACCAGAAGTTCAAAAAAAAATATTAAAACAAAAATTAAATAGCAGCGAATTTAGATATTTTAAAACTGCTGAAGGAAAATTATAATGGCATTAAATAACTATACGGATTTACAAGCATCATTAGCAAATTGGTTAAACAGAACAGATTTAACAAATGAAATTTCTCAAGATTTTATTGTCTTGGCAGAAAAAGATTTTAACTCTAAATTAAGAATTAGAAAAATGATAGATCAAACAACTATCACTCTTAATGGTGAAACATCACCTTTACCATCTGATTTTTTACAAGTAAGAGATATGTATATTTTAAATGGTGGAACTAAATATGCTTTAACTTATTTAACTCCAGCTCAAATGGATCAAATTAAAGGTGGTTCAACTTCTGGACAACCATCAAGCTATACAATCTTAGGAGATAATATTAGATTTGCTCCTATCCCTGATAGTGATTACACACTTTATTTAAATTATTATAAACAGTTTCCTGGATTATCATCAACAAATTCAACTAATTATATTTTAACAAATCATCCAGCAATTTATTTATATGGTTCATTATATCATGCTTCAAATTTTTTAGGTGGTATTGAACCTAATCAAGCTGGGCAATGGGAAAAAATGTATCAAACAGCTCTTGAAAGACTTGAGAGAAATGATAGAGAAGATGCTTATGGAAATGCTCCATTGCAACAACAATCAGATGTAACAGTAGCAGGTGCATTTAATGATAAAAATTATTATGCTACAAATAATAACGGTTAAGGAATATTAATGCAAATACCTTTTGGAGAATGGTTGCCTGACCAACCAGAACATAATAATCCTGGAGCTAACGTTGCTAACAATGTTTATTACGCATTAAATTCTTATAAAAGATTTCCTTCATTAGTAAATTATTCTACAAATAGTACAGTATCAGATTCAAGAGGAGCAAGTTCTTTTAGAGATAACTCTAATAACGTTTATAATTTTGTAGCAACAAATACAAATATATATGAATTAACAGGTGGTGGATTTGTTTCAAGAGCATCTGGATTTACAGGTGGTGATACAGATTTTTGGACATTTACTCAATTCGGTAATTATGTCATAGCAAGTAACGGTATTGATGTTCCTCAATATTATTTAATGGGTACATCTACAAATTTTGCAGCCTTTACTTCAATAGCTGCAAACGTTCCAACTTTTAAAACATCAGGTGTTATTAGAGATTTTTTAATTACAGGAAATTTATCAACAGGATCAAATAGAATACAATGGTCAGGAATAAATGATGTTTCTGAATGGACTCCTGGAACAAAACAATCAGACTTTCAAGATTTACCAGGATCAGGTGGGCAAATTGTTGGTATAACATCTGGAGAGATTTCTTATGTATTCAGACAAAACCAAATAATTCGTTTAGACTATGTTGGTGGTGCAACAGTATTTAGACTATCAGTAATCTCACCTAATAGAGGAGCTGTTTATGGAAGAACAATTTGCCAAGATAATAGAAGGGTATTTTTTTATAGTGATGATGGATTTTTTGAATTAAATGGAGATCAAGTTGTTTCAATAGGTGCTGAAAAAGTAAATAGATTTTTTGATATTGATTTAAACAAAGGTTTTAGCGATAGAATTTGTGCAGCAGTTGATCCCTTTAATCAATTAGCTATGTGGTTATATCCTTCAGCTTCAAACACATCTAATACTACTGGTATATGTGATAAAATTATTATTTATAACTATGCAACAAAAAAATGGTCAACTTCTGATGCTAATGCAAGTTCAATATTTCCTCAGTTTGTAGGAGCTTATACAGTAGAATTAATGGATCTTATTTCTGAAAACTTAGATCAAATTAATATTTCTTTAGATACGGCTTTTTGGAATGGTGGACAATTACTATTAGGTGCTATAGATAATAATTATAACGCAGCTATTTTTTCAGGAACTGAAAGCATAGGAGAGATAGAAACTACAGAATTAGAGTTGTATCCAGGACTAAGATCGTCTATAATAAGTGTAAGACCAATTGTAGATGCAGAAGCAACAGTTACAATTTCTACTAAAGATAAACTTGCAGATAATCCTACTGTTTCAACTGTATCAACTATGAATTCAACAGGTGTTAATCCAGTAAGACAATCTGGAAGATACGTTAAAGTAAATGTAAAAATTCCAAGTGGTGGTGCTTGGAAAGACGCACAAGGGGTTGACCTAATTGCGGCAAGAGCAGGATTAAGATAAATGACAGATAGAACTGATATTGATAATGTTAGATATTCTATGGAGACACAAGAATTTTTTCAAAGACAAATTGAAGAAGCAATTAATTCATTAATAAACGAAAAAAATCAAGAAAGTAATAAAGCATATTCTTGGTTTATAGGAGATTAAATTATGGCAGGTATAAAAAATTACTCAACAACACAAGCAAATAATTTAGATTTAAATGGTATAAGTGTTGCTGAAGGTATGCTTCCTTCAAATCTTAATAATGCAATTAGAGCATTAATGAAAAATACTAGAGAATGGTTTAATGATTCTCAATGGGTGGAATATGGGGATGGCGATAAAGCTTATGTAGCAACTTATGTTTCAGCTACTTCTTTTACAATTGATGGTGTTGATGTATCGGCAATTTATCATGAAGGCAGAAGAATTAAATTAACAGCTAGTACACCTGGAACAATTTATGGAACTATTTCTAGTTCATCATTTTCAACAAACACAACAATTAATGTAACTTGGGATAGTGGATCATTATCTAATGAAGTTATTTCAAATGTTTATATTGGTGCTTTATCAAAAACAAATAATTCTATTCCAACTGGTGTTATAGGAACTATTACTTTAGCAGATGGATCTGTTACTACTGCTAAACTTGCAGATGATGCTGTTACAGCAGACAAACTTGCAGATAGTAGTGTTTCAACAAATTCAATTATAAATGATAGCGTAACAACAAACAAATTAATAGATAGTGCAGTTACTACTGCTAAAATTAATGACAATTCTATAACGACAGTAAAAATTGTTGATGCAAATATAACTACAGCAAAAATAAATAATAGTGCAATTACTAATTCTAAATTAGGTGCAGATTCAGTAGATGGATCAAAAATTGCTGATAATAGTATTGATAGTGAACACTATGTTGATGGTTCTATAGATACTATTAGTATTGGAGATTCACAAATTACTTCTGCTAAAATTTTAGATGCAAATGTTACAACTGCTAAAATAGCAGATGATAATGTAACTACTGCAAAAATTGCAGATAATAATATAACAACTGCTAAGATTTTAGATTCTAATATTACAACTGCTAAAATAGGAGATTCGCAAGTTACTACTGCTAAGATAGCAGATGGTAATATATCTTCAGCTAAGATTGCAAGTGATGCAGTTACAGTTGATAAGATTGCAGATGCTGTTTTAATAACTTCTTCTGAGCAATCTGGAAGTACACCAGATGATAATACTATTTTTACAACTGCTGCTGCAAATAATAGATTTTACAATGTAGATAGTTCTGAAACAATTAATTCAGGTCAAGTTTGGTCAGATAGTGATTCTTACATTGCAACTACAGCTGCTATATCAAATAGAATTATTGATCTAGTAGATGATGTTGGAGGATTTGTTCCAATTCAAGATTACACAAAATTTCCTACAACTAATCCTGATCCTGCTGACGGAGCTGGAACAGTTGTATCTATTACAGACCTAACAGGATTTACTTATAATACAGGAACAGGAGTTTCTACAAATTCTACTACAACAGGAGCTACTGCTGTTACAATAACTGGAATACCTTCTAATATAGGTTCACCAATTACAGCAGCTTATGGTTTATTAGTTGAAACAACTTCTACATTAAATACTTATACTTTTGTAAGATTAGTTCCTATCGCAACAGAAGTTAATACAGTAGCATCAATATCAGGTGATGTTACAGCTGTTTCAAACAATACTACTAATATTAATAGTGTTGCTAACAATTCATCAAATATTAATACTGTAAGCTCTAACATATCAAATGTAAATGCAGTTGGTGGAGATATATCAAATGTTAATTTGGTAGCAGGTGATGCAACTGATATTGGAACTGTAGCTTCAGATTTAAGTGGATCAGATACTATTGGAACTGTTGCAACAAATATTACTAATGTTAATACCGTTGGTAATAATATTGCAAATGTGAACACAACTGCCGCTAATATTACTGGAGTAAATAGTTTTGCAGAAAGATATAGAGTAAGTAGTTCAGATCCAACAACAAGTTTAGATGAAGGAGATTTAAACTTTAATACTACTGATAATAATCTTAAATATTATGATGGAAGTTCTTGGGAAACTATAGCTCCTGGTCTTGCAAATGTTGTAGATGATACAACACCTCAATTAGGTGGTAATTTAGATTTAAATTCTCAAACTATTAATGGAACTGGAACAATTAATTTTACTGGTGCAGCTACAGCTACATCTTTTTCTGGTAATGGTGCATCATTAACAGATTTAAACGCTTCTAACTTAGGAACAGGTACAGTACCTGATGCAAGATTATCTTCATCAATTGTTACTTTGAATGATAGTCAAACTCTAACAAACAAAATAATTAATGCATCACAACTAGTTGATGGAAGTATCGCTACTGGAAAAGTAGCTGATGACGCAATCACATTAGCCAAAATGGCTTCAGGTACAGATGGAAATTTAATTTCATATGATACATCTGGAAACCCAGTTGCAGTAGCAACAGGTAGTGCAGGACAAGTTTTAACAAGTGCTGGTGCTGGTGCAGTACCTACTTTTGCAGACGCAGCAGGTGGTGGAACAGATTGGCAAACAGTTAAAACTACTGGTTTTACAGCAGTTGCAGGTGAAGGTTATTTTATAAATACAACATCTGGTGCTTTTACAATGACACTTCCAGCATCTCCTTCAATTGGAGATGAAGTATCTTTTATAGATTATGCAGGAACATTTGATTCTAATGCTTTAACAATTGGTAGAAATTCTCAACCTATTCAAGGTGCTGCATCTGATTTAACAGTTTCAGTAGAGAGAGCAGCTAACACTTTAGTATATGTTGATGGAACTCAAGGTTGGTTATTAAAAAATAAATAAGGAGATAAATTATGGCACATAAAACTAAACAATATTGCGTAGCTGAAAACTGGGGAAAAGGATTTATTGAACATAGTGAATCTAGAAAAATTAGTTTTTCAAGTTTTCCAGGTAATGTTTGGCAAGTACCAGCACATAACAAAAATGCAAATCTTTGGATTAGTAAAGTATTAGGTACACCAAAAACAGTAGCTGAAGCACAAGCAATTATTGATGCTGAAATTACTTTAGCACAAACTGTGTGGGACGCTTTATCTGAAGAAGAAAAAGCACAAAGTGAAAGACCTGCCGATATAATATTAACAGAATAAATAAGGATATAAATTATGACAACATACAAAGAAATAAAAGGAACAGGTGTTCAAAACTTTTCATCAGATCCAGCAAATCCTATTGAAGGTCAAGTTTGGTATAATACAACATCTGATACTTTAAAACTTTCAATTGGTCCTGAAATAAGTGCTTGGGCTACAGGTGGAAATTTAAATTTAGCTAGAGGAAGTACACCAGGATCAGCAGGATCAAATACAGCTGCTATTGTTATGGGTGGTTTTTCAGATGGGGCTTTAACTAATACAGAATCTTATAATGGAACTAGCTGGACAGAAGTAAATGATTTAAATATAGGAAGATCAAGTACAACAGGAACTGGAAGTCAAACAGCTGCATTAGTTATATCAGGAAGTCCAACTCCAACAGGACAAACAGAATCTTGGAATGGAACTAACTGGACTGAAGTAGGTGATGTAAATACTACAAGAAACGTTGCTGCATCAGCTGGTACACCAACAGCAGCACTTTTTTTTGGAGGATCACCTGATTCAGTATTAACGGAATCTTATAATGGAACTAGTTGGAGTGAAGTTAATGATTTAAATGTAGGTAAAGAAAGAATAGCTGGATGTGGTACACAAACAGCAGCTTTAATTTTTGGTAATTTTAATTTAACAACAACTAATACAGAATCTTGGAATGGAACATCTTGGTCAGCAGCTAACCCTATGAATTCACCTAGAAATTATCTAGGAGGAGGAGGAATACAAACATCTGCTTTAGCCTTTGGAGGACAACCTGCACCTGCAAGAGGAACTTTTACAGAATCTTGGAATGGCACAAGTTGGAGTGAAGTTAATGATTTAAGTGTGGGGAGATCCCATTTAACAGGGACAGGTTTAAATAATGGTAATGCTTTAGCAGCACTTGGTGCATCTGTACCTGCTACATCTGAAGAATGGTCTGTTAGTGGTGGAACTCAAACAATATCAACAAGTTAATAACAGTTACTCTTAAAGTTTTTACATCTTGCAATATCTTTTAAATTCTCTATATATTTTTTAAACAAAAATGAAAAAAGACGTAAAAGATTTAATTCAAAAAGAGGAAACCCACTTAAATAATTTATTAGAACCTACTGACCTATCTGATTTTAAAGGTATGGTAGAAGAACTTAGAGATACTTGGACTAAAAAACAAGTATTTAGAACAGAAACTGAAGCAAGGTTTTCTGTACTTCAAGATAATAAATACCCTACTTTAGCTTCTAAATATTGGCAATGTGTTAGAGAACAATCATCATACTTAGATAATTTAATGACACTTTCTTTTGATTATAGAAGAAACGAAGCAAAAATTAAATGGTTAGAGAAAAAAATAGAATCTGAACAAGACGAATACAAATTAACTAAATATGAAATTGATTTAGATGAAGCTAGATTTGGTAAAGCGTCTATGGAAAAAATTGCTAAACATAGAATGAGAGAAATTAAAATGTGGTCTAAATTAAAGAAAGAATTTAATGACGGATCTTTTAATGATAAAGATGTTAATGCACATCAACTAGAATCTTATGGTAGAGAATATGCAGAGAAAGCAAAATGTTTAACTGAAAGTTCAACAGACGTTGATGTATTTAATACTCTAGGACAACTTCGATCTTTACAGAGGATTAAAAAATCTGGAGAGTTAAAATATGATAAGAAAGAATCAATAAGTTTTGAAAAAAAAACAAAATAATAAATTAATATTTTAATACTTAGTGTATTATGATTATAACTGAACCTAGATGGAAATCTTATGTAGTTGAAACAACTACTCCTGTCTTTACTCCTGAACAATGTCAAAAAATTATTGAAGCTGGAAGAAAACAACCAAGACAAGATGCACAAGTTGGCACAACTAAAAAAGATGGTGAAGTAGATACTAATACCAGAATTTCACATATCTCTTGGATTCCATTTAATAGTTTACAACCCATGTATAAAGAAATTGAAAAATTAATGTTGCAAACAAATGCAAATCATTTTGGTTTTGAAAATATGCAAATAACAGAACCTGCACAATATACAGAATATTCAGAAGGTGGTTTTTATGATTGGCACATAGATAATGACGTTAGTTTTGAAAACGAACCCCCTGTTAGAAAAATATCTATGACGTTAGCTTTATCACCTGACAATGAATTTGAAGGAGGTGGGTTAGAGTTAATGTCTGAAGGAAAGATAGCAAAACCTAAACAAGGTCATGCAATATTTTTTGCATCTTTTATTAGGCATAGAGCAATGACAGTTACTAAGGGTAATAGAAAATCATTAGTTATGTGGTTTGGAGGGACACCTTTTAGATAATGTTTAGAGAATTACATTTCCCAACACCTGTTTATATTGCAGATATAAAGCATCCAACTTTAAATCAAGAACTTGAGAAAGATATTATAGCTTGGTCTAATCAAGATAAAGGAATGGTAAGAACTAATGTTAAAGGTTGGCACTCACAAACAGATATGCATCAAAGACCTGAATATCAAAAATTAGTTGATATGTTATATGAAGCACAAAGAACTATTTATAATCAAGAACATTTAGATTCAGAGCCTGTACTAGGTAATATGTGGGCTAACATTAATCCACCAGGTGGAATGAATAGAGCTCATCAACATCCAAATTCTTTATGGTCAGGTGTTTATTATGTAAAAGCTCCAAAGAACTCTGGACTTTTAAAAATAGATGATCCAAGATCATCAGCTTCTATGTCTAGACCAAAACAAAAAGAAGGAGAAGTACCTGCAAGATTATATAGAGAAACACATTATGAACCTATTGCTGGAAGATTAATTATGTTCCCATCATGGTTGATGCATTGTGTTGATCCTAATGAATCAGATGATATAAGAATATCTGTGTCATTTAATTTTTTACAAAAAGCATTAATAGTATGACGTTTCAAACTAAAAAATACCAAGTAATTAAAAATGCTTTACCTTATGAACTAGCTAATTTTATATTTAATTATTTTTTACTTAAAAGAGATGCTGTTGATTTTATGTATCAAAACAACATACATTCACAATCTCCAATATTAGGTACTTGGACTGACGAACAAATACCCAATACTTATTCTTGTTATGGTGATTTTGTAATGGATACTTTACTTGTTAAGATGTTACCTGTTATGAAAGAACAAACAAATTTGGATTTAATACCAACATATTCATATGCTAGAGCTTATAAAAAAGGTGATGAACTTAAAAAACATAAAGATAGACCTTCTTGTGAAATATCATGCACCCTTAATTTAGGAGGTGATTTATGGGATATATTTATAGAAGGAACTAAAGTCTTGCTTGAAGTAGGAGATATGCTAATATATAGTGGTTGTGAACTTGAGCATTGGAGAGAACCTTTTGAAGGTAATATTTGTGGTCAAGTATTTTTACATTATAATCATGTAAATGGGGTATTTGGTAATAAAAACAAATTTGATGGCAGACCTATGTTAGGTATACCTAAATTTAATAAATAATAATGGCTAACGTATATAAAAACACAGGAATTAATTTAACAACAACTGCCAAAACAGATGTTTATACAGTACCTACAAACAGAACAACTATAATAAAAACTATACAGACTACCAATCATGGTGGATCTAATGTAGATACAATAGGCTATTTTTATGATAGTAGTGCTACAACAGAATATGAAATAGCTCATCATACTTTAAGTTCTAAAGCTTCTATTAATTTTATTGATGGAACTTTAGTGTTAGAATCTGGTGATATACTTAGGTTAGAAGCTAGTACAGCAAATAGTATTTCAGGTGTGGTTAGTTATTTAGAAATATTTGACGAAAAGAGTGCTTAATTATATTATTGTGTTAATGTATTTTTTATAGTATTTATGAAATTAGTATCAATACCAATTCAAGAACTTGATAAGGTTTGGTCTTTAGTAGAAAAAGATATTAAAGGTGCATTAGCTTACTCAAGTCAACTTACCGATTCAGATTTTGTTTATGATCTTGCAAAAAAAGGTAATTTTCAAATTTGGGTACTTTGGGATAAAGATGAAAAGATAACATCTAAAAAATATTATGGTGTTGTAGTTACTGAAATTATCCAAAGAAAATTTGGTAAAGTTTGTCACATATATATAATGACTGGCAGACAAAGACTAAAATGGCAACATTTAATAAGTGAAATAGAAGATTTTGCTAAAGAGAATGGTTGCAAAATGATGGAACTAATTGCTAGACCAGGTTGGCAAAGAGTTTTAAAAATCTTTGATTACAAACGAACCCATGTAGTCTTAGAAAAACAAATTAAACAAGAGGATAAAATATGAGTTTTGGCGGAGGATCATCAGGAGGTACAACAACTACACAAGGTGTAACACCTTATGCACCAGCACAACCTGCATTAAATCAAATACTATCAGAGTCTGGACAATTATATAATCAAGGTGTAGGAGCAGCAGGTTACGTTCCACCTAGTCAACAAACTTTACAAGGTCTTGCAGGACAAGAAGCATTAGGTACAGCTGCACAACAGCAAATGGCAGCAACACTTGGTGGACAATATTTAAATCCTTTTTTATCCCCTCTATTACAAAAAACAGCTTCTGATATTACAACAGGAGTTCAATCTCAATTTAGTGGATATGGTAGAACACCTACAAGTCCTATGGCACAACAAACTGCATTAAGTCAAGTTGCTCAAGCAGCATTACCTTTAGCATTTCAAGAATATGGAACTGAGAGAGGTAGACAATTAGGTTTAGCCACTCAATTACCTAGTCTAACTCAAACAGGATCACAATTAGAAAACATTCAAAGACAACAACAACTAGCTCCATACCAAGCATTACAACAGTATGCAAGTTTAGCTACTCCAATAGCTTCTGGATTTCCAACTACAATAGGACAATCTCAAACACAAGCTAATCCATTTTCAACTGCCGCAGGTGGTGCATTATTAGGATATGGTTTAGGTGGTCAAACAGGAACTTCTGCTTTGTTTGGTGGTGCTTTAGGATTATTAGGAGGACTACTTTAATGGATAAACTAAATAAAATTTATTACGATATTGAAACTTCAATTAAAAATAAACCTGCTAAATATATTATAGGTTTATATATTCTATTAATTGTTTCTATAATTTCATAAGGAGATACCATGAGTTCAGGCGGCGGAGGAAGTTCATCAAGTGGTGGTGGCGGAGGTGGAGGACAATCATATTCTCCTTCTGCTGGACCTGCTGGAGGTGCTTCTGCTGGAGGTAATTATGGTGGTAATGTAAATACTTCTCAATCTTATGGAGGATCTACACCTAGTAATGATAATGGAGGTGGAGGTGGCGGAGGTGGACAATCTTATCAACCACCAGCTCCTGTAGTAACAGCACCAGTTGCACCTGTTCCAGTTGCTCCAGTTGCTCCAGTTGCACCAGTTGTACCAGATCTACCAGAACCAACAAATATATATGAAAAAATAGCTCAAGATGCTGCTATTGAAGATGCTAATAATCAAGTTATAGAAAATATAATATTAAACAATATTTATGATGAAGTTGCATTAACAGGTGGAAATATTGCACCTACACCTGTTTCAGTTGAACCTACACCTACACCTATTCCAGTTGAACCTATTCCAGTTGCACCTGTTCCAGTTGAACCTACACCAACTGTAACTACACCAATCGCTCCACCTTCTATTTTAAATCCAGAACCAGTTGCACCTACACCAGTTGTACCTATAACTGTTGCACCTGAACAAGTTGCACCTACCCCAACAGCACCACCATCAATTT